AGCCACTTATCGGGGTCTAATACTGCCTTGATGAAGTCTCGAGCAAACATTATATCTATCAGATCAACAGCGAAAGCTGTTGTGTCTTTAGACATTATTGTATGCTTTATTGACGACATCTCTGTTCCGTTCTTAGAAATCCTTTTAAGGAATTCTAATTGGGAATCAGATCGGCCAATGATGGTTTTGGTTAGATTAATTTCTAATCCAAAATCGTCCATCACCTTTTGGTAATAGATTGCAACTGTTTCATCCCATATCACTATATCATCTCCCAAGAGCATATAATCCTTGAACCAAGGAATTCTACTCGGCATCGCTTTATTGCGGTGCTCTGTATTATTCCAAAGTACAAGACTATGTGCAAATTGGACGATCATATGGTGCCACAACGCGAATACTGGAAAAGAGGTTAGTGCCCCTAAGGGCTGACCTACTTTCCATCGAATTGTGGTTTTATTAGGTAGGAGAAAGGTTCTATCAGTCATGATTATAAACCATAGTTCTGCAATTGTATCTCCGAAGAGCTTTGACAGGATTAATTTCTGCTGAAAAGCAGGAATCCTATCAGATGCACTTTTGAGATCAAAGCAGAAACATGGCTTCCCATTTGACTTTCGAATTAGGGTTTTAAAACCCTTATTCTGGTCATGGGTGGCGTCTTGGCTTATGGTCCTTAGCAACTCCATCAATTGATGGTGAAGCGGGATCAGACAGCTTTGACTCCAATAATCAAATATACTGAAAAGTCTGGTCTTCCCTCCGGGTTCGGATAAATATCCGACCCGTGAGTGGACCCAACTGTCCTTATTCTTCAAATTAGTGTCGGGTTCTAAGGAGTCCATCATAACATTCAATGTTTGTCTATTATAGATAACATTAAACTGTTGTATGGAGTTCCAAAGTTCCTTGCACTTCTTTAAAGGGATAAGGTCAGCTAGGGCCCAAGTAACAGCTGGTCCATTTGGACCGCTGCTATTGGAATCCCAGACTTTGAATCTTTTCCTATAAGGTTTTACTTTCAACCACTTGAAATCAGGAAGAACTTCCTCGATCCAGAGTCGGAACCCATCATCCATTGCTTTTGTATTAGGGTTTTCCCTTCTACAATCAGTAATAGGTGATAGGTCCGGCTTAGGATCTAGAAAGATCTCTTCCCATGTTCTTGCGATTGTAAGTGCGATTCTTAGTGAATTCC